GAATTTCACAAAAATCGGAGGAAGCGGTTCACCTTCCCCGTATGCAACAAACACTGGTTACTATGCATTAACTACGTCAAACGCTAACGTCTTCTTGCAAACAACTGGTACACCAGCTGGATACACGACTTCGTTTATTAACGTACTCACTAAATCAAACGGTACGCAAGGTTCTAATGGTGATGCCGGCTCAGTAATTACTATCTATTCTGTATGGGATGAAGTTCCAGACGGACTTACTGTTACGGCAGGCGCTGCTGTTACGTTGACAGCGCAAGCACCTGAATCAACAAACATAGCTAATACCTGGGGCACAATCACCTTAGCCGGTACCGTATCAGGCTCTTAATTTTTTATAACCCTATAGTATCCATCTAAATACTTCTAGGAGTACATGATGGATACTAAGACCTTAATTACCGAAGCAAAAGCTCGTTTTGCTCACAACTCAGCAAAAGACTATCTACAAGAAAAGTACGATTCTAAGCTACTAGTAGCGGAGCAGGGTGGTCTTTGGAAGGCTGACAAAGAAACTATTGCATTTCTATCAGTAATGATAAACGACTATGATGATAGAGTAATACTCGTAGATACTTTTCAAAATCCAGTACTAGTAGATCGCGGTGAGTTATTGACTAAGCTTAAACAAGTATATAACAGTGTTATGCTTGAGTGGTACAACGAGTGGAAAGAGCTAGAAAGCAACAGATGACTCGTGGTGTAATCATATTTGCATTTAACAGTGAAAAATATAACTATTATGAAATGGCTAAGCACGCCGCAAGCCGTGCCAAACATTTTCTAAATCTACCTGTAACGCTCGTGACAGATGAAGACTCCATGCCTGCAGGAGAATATGAACACTGGGATAAAGTAGTAAAGATTAATCCAGATAAGAACAATGTGCGTGACTGGGGTCAATGGATTAATAAAGGCAGATATTTGGCTTATGATTTGAGTCCATATGATGAAACTATTCTTATTGACGCTGACTATGTAATCAACTCAGACAAACTATTGAAGACATTTGACATTTACGATGACTTTTGTTGTCATGATAGTGTACGATTTTTTATGCGTCAGGGTAATTTTCCCGAGCCACTCAGTCCTAATAGCTATGATGACATTCTGTGGGCAACAGTTATTACGTTTAGAAAAACTCAACGGGCAAAGCAAATCTTTGAATGTTTAGAAATGATACAGAAGAACTATGAACACTACGAACAGATTCATGGGTTCTTGAATGCCGGATTTAGAAATGACTACGCATTGACTCTTGCACTAAGAATTGTCAACGGACATACGGATAATCCTAGAGATTTTATTCCTTGGAATTTAATGCATGTGGGAACAAATACTACAATTTACCCTAACAATGAAGGCGAATTCAATACTGAATATACAATCATGTTTGACAATTGGCAAAGACATAAGATCAAAAAAGAGTATAATATTATCAAAGACATGGACTTCCATCTGATTAACAAAGATCTTTATGCAAGGATTATTGACAATGGATAAGGGTTTTGTAATCATGGCACAGGGTGATGACTATGTTACTTGCGCTAAAGCATTAGAGCTTAGTATAAAGCGAACAATGCCAGATGCAAATGTAACTATCATTACTACTGAAATGCTTCCGCACGGGGATCAAGCTCCGGACCTCATTTGGAAACTACAGAATGATTGGCAAGTATATGAAGCATCTCCGTATGAATATACTATCAAGCTTGAAGCAGATATGTATCTCCCGCAATCAATTGATTATTACTGGGATGTGTTGAAGGAACGTGACATCGTGGTGTCCACTAACATTCGTGATATTAGACAGGATATTAGTGAAGTTCGTTACTATCGTAGATTTATCGATGATAACAATCTCCCCGATACATATAACGCTATTACATATTTCAGAAAGAGCGAACTAGCCGAACAGTTTTTTAGTATCGTGCGTGATGTATTTGAGAACTGGGAAGACTATAAACATATCTTAAAGTGTAAGGTTGACGAACTTTGCACAACTGACTGGGCATATGCTATTGCTGCACACATATTAGGTGCAGAGAACACAACTATGCCTCAATTTGATTCAATGACAATGGTTCATATGAAACAGTTTATCAATGGTTCTGCTACTGAAAACTGGACTGATTCATTGATATGTGAACTATTACCCCACACCTTCCGCATCAATACTATCCCGCAAGTATATCCGGTACACTATCATGTAAAGAATTTTGCTAACGTAATATTGGAGAAGTTCGGTGAGTGATGAAGAAGAATATGTAATTGTTTGGGAAGCCCCAGAAATTGTTAAGCCGGAGTTTCGCCTTTACTATGATAAGCGTGGAAGCGTATTATTTTATACTTGTGAGAAGCCGGAAGGCGATTATATTGTAATTGATGCACTGACTTACGCAGAGTCTAGACCTGATATCAAGGTAGTAGACGGAAGAATTGTTAGAGGCGGTGCTAGTACACTAAGTTCTAGGTTACATAGAAGCACCGAAGGCACTCTATGTGAAGCTGAAGATGTCAGTATCATTACTGAAGCTGATGGGCAATATTGGAAGTTAGAAACAAAATCTCTGTGACATAGAGCTTTCTATTACACATCACTGGTGTTAGTAGAAGGAAACGCACGTCCCGCGCCCCAAATAATTCTTACTGCGCCGTCACCGCCTGGACCGTTTTCATTAGAAACTTCAGCACCGCCGCCGCCGCCGCCATATGCGCCACCGGTTGACGGCGATCCGGCAGACCCTGGGTTTGCTGATCCATTCGCTCCGCCAGAACCACCAAAGCCGGGAGTGCCATTAGATGCGTTATACGTTCCACCAGCACCGTTATCACCTTGACCAAGTATTCCTACACCACCGCCAGCACCCGCAGCATCAGCAGTACCACCAGCTCCCCCTCCACCGCCACCACCACCGGAACCAGATCCTGCGTTGTTAGTATCTATATTGCCGGCGTTACCACCGTTTCCTGAATACCCGCCAGCTCCACCTCCACCGGTAGCATCAGCGGCTGAAATATGTGAGGGAACATTACCACCGTTTCCGCCACCGTCCCCAGTATAAGTTCCACCAGTTGCACCAGAATTAAGTACTCCTCCCCCACCACCAAAACCAGCAACGGTTGCAGTACTTATAAAATAACTATCGCCGCCGTTCCCTGCCGCAGTACTTGTTGCCCTAACTCCCCCAGCTCCTACTACTACAGTATAACTTGATCCAGGGGTGACAGCTATATTATTTTTCCAACCAAGACCACCACCAGCGCCGCCCCAACCACCACTGTTGTTCTGACTTTGCCCACCGCCACCACCACCAACACAAACAACACACACACTGGTTACTCCTGCGGGAGCTGTCCATGAGAATGTACCAGGAGAAGTAAAGGCTTCCTGACCTGCGCCACCCGCACTGCTTGTAATTACTATTCCACTACTAAATGTAATGCCGCCTGTTGTGGTTATTCCCATTAAATATTCCTTTGACATATTTATCGCTTAAATATAAACATGGACGACATTATTGATATCGCAGATTTAGACTGCATTTACCTAAGCTACGACGAACCTCAAAAAGAGGAATTTTGGTTAAAGATTAAGAACATGGTACCCTGGGCTGTCAGAGTTGACGGCGTTAAGGGTAGCGATGCTGCACATAAAGCAGCAGGAGAAGCATCTACTACAGAACGCTTCATTCTCATTGACGGCGACAACATGCCCGATGAGAACTTTTTTAATCTACAGCTAGACTTTACAGACAAAGACCCTAATTACAAATTAGCACAGTTTCGTTGGAAAGCAGTCAATGCTATCAACGGACTACGCTATGGCAACGGAGGAATGTCGTCCTGGACAAAAACCTACGTTGCCAACATGAAGACCCATGAGAATCAAACTGATGGGGATATTGCTCGAATCGCTGATTTTTGCTTAGATAATTCTGATGCATTATATTGCCACATGCACGACTGCTACTCTACTACGTATCCGAATCATACTCCTTTCCAAGCATGGAGAGCAGGATTCCGTGAGGGCGTAAAGATGGTACTTGACCGCGGTGCAAAGCCTAGCATTGATGAGCTTAAAGAGCGAGTAGCAGGACGAAACCTCAACAATCTTACTATCTGGCATAACGTCGGAGCAGATGTAGAGAACGGTATGTGGGCTATTTACGGTGCAAGACTTGGAACACATATGACTATGCTTACTGATTGGGAACACACGGATGTCATGTGGTTTGATAACTTCCCTGTATTATGGGAGAAACATAAGAACAACAATCCAACTCTTAGCGCAGGGTTTATAGGGGAGGAATTAGAAGCACGGCTGGGTCTCCCCATGTGTACATTAAGTCCAGAGCAAAGTAAGTTCTTTAAGCGTCACTATAAAACAGACTATCGCAATCACGGTCTACTAGTAACTGAAATGGATGTTATTCGTAAGATTGAGGGCTGGTAATTGTCAGGTGAATACGATCAATTTGCAAGAGATATGCGGGACAAACTTAATAATGTTAGTCCCTCAATGTGCCTTGCTAAATGGCAGCAAGTAAGTCTTCACTTACCACAAGGACTAACGCAAAGCTGCTATCATCCCCCTACGCATAAGATTCCTCTAGAACAACTGAAGGATAAGCCTAGCGTACTTCACAACACTCCACAAAAGATTGAAGAACGTAAGATGATGCTTGAGGGTAAAAGACCCTCAGGATGTAGCTATTGTTGGAAAGTAGAAGACGCAAAGAGCGAAGACCCTAAAGGACATCTCAGCGATAGACATTATCGTTCTAGTGAATGGTGGAATGCTCCTACTTTTGAAGAAGTAACTACTAATACATTTGACTATGACGTTGTTCCTAGATACGTCGAAGTAAACTTTAATCAGGCTTGCAACTTCAAGTGTCTCTATTGTAGTCCACATCTTTCTACTACATGGGAAGATGAAATAAAGAAGTACGGCGGACTTAAACTCGAAGGCAACTATGTTCACAATGACTTAGCATCACTTGAACAAAAAGGATTGATGCCACTAAAAGTATCAAATAAAGAAAACCCATATGTAGAAGCATTTTGGGAATGGTGGCCTACAATCTATCGTAAGCTAAGAGTATTTCGTATGACTGGCGGCGAACCGCTAATGGACAAGAACACATTTAAGGTTCTTGATTACGTCAACGAGAATCCACACGGACAGCTTGAACTTTCAATCACAAGCAATATGTGTCCTCCCGATCAGAAACTATTTGACAAGTTTCTTGTCAAGGTCAAGGCTCTTGAAGAACTTAGAACATACGAAGACAAAGAGAACTTCAACGAGTTCAGCGGCAATCACTGGTATGTTGATAAGGGCTTAAAGCACTTTTGGTTATTTGTTTCGTTAGATGGCTTTGGTGAACAAGCAGAATATATGCGTACTGGTCTAGAGTTTGAGAGAATGCTAGACAATGTTCGTACCTTCTTGCGTGAGACAAAGCACACTACTGTAAGCTTCATCAATACATTTAACTTGATGAGCATCCCTAGCTTACATAAGTTCTTAGACATGATATTAGAGCTACGTAAAGAGTTCGGAGGCAGAAATCAGATTGAGTTTGAGATTGCACCCGATCAAACAGTAACAGAAAAAGAACATAATATTGTTCACAAAGTTTACAAGCAAAAGAAGTTTCAACGAGTTTTCTTTGATATTCCTATCTTACGCTTTCCCCCATGGTTAAGCATTCAAAATTCGGGAACATACGGGATTACTGAAGTTGAGCGTTGCTTAAAGTATATGGAAGAAAACGTTCAGGATGAGGACTATTCGGAAACATTTGAGGGCTTTAAGCCATATGAGATCTTGAAATTGAAGCGAGATTTAGCTATAATGAGAGAAACGTTGACAGAAGAATCTCAGTCAATAAATAAAAGAAACTTCTATTTGTTTATAAACGAAATGGATAGGCGCAGACAAACTAATTTTCTACAAACGTTCCCTGAATTAAGAGAATATTGGAAATCGTGCGTAAAAGCACATACACAACATTGAGGATAATATGGCAGGTAAAAAACACAACGAATCATTTGCAGACTACAAGAAGCGACTAATTGATCCAGTTAGTGATAGCTATTGTGCAGCTAAGTGGTTAAACGCTACTATTTGGTTGGGTAATGGACAGACTACAAGTTGTCACCACCCTTTGGGACATCAGATTGATGCTGGTGAGTTAGAACAAAATCCAAGCGCAATTCACAATACGCAGCATAAGAAGCTTATGCGTAAGATGATGCAAGAAGGCACTCGTCCACAGGAATGTGAATACTGCTGGAAGATTGAAGATTTGGGTCGTAACTCTATCAGTGACCGTGTATACAAGACTGCTGTGTTTGATGAAGAACATATTCAAGCAACTGCTAATGCAGATTGGCAAGAAAACACAATGCTACGCACACTAGAGATTAGCTTTGACCGTACTTGTAACTTTGCTTGCTCATACTGCAACCCAAGCTTCAGTACAACATGGGTTAAGGACATTAACAAGTTTGGACCATATCGCAACATCAATGGTGATGCACGTAGTCACTTCATCAATAAGGCTGATCACGCTCGTCCATTACCCGATGACGTTAATCCATATATCCAAGCGTTTTGGAAGTGGTGGGAGCAAGAAGACGGTCTTGCAGATAACCTAGAAGAAATTCGTATCACTGGCGGTGAGCCACTTATGGCTCCTGGCGTATGGAAGTTGTTCGAATGGTTTAAAAACAATCAAGAGCGTGTAAAGAATCGTAAAGACGGCAAGGTAATGCGTTATGCTATTAACAGTAACCTTGTTCCCAAGGACGACATCATGGATCGTCTCATTGAACTAAGTCACTTTGTGCCTCATCTTGAAGTTTATACTAGTGCGGAAAGCTTAGGTCAGCACAGTGAATATATTCGTGATGGCTTTATCTGGGACAAGTGGATGCAGAATCTTACTCGCCTACATACTGAGGGTAACATTAAGAAGACCCACATTATGATGACTATCAACAGCCTGTGTCTCGCAAGTATTGTTGAATTTATGGATGAGATTCTAGCATTCAAGCGTAAGCACAACACACACTACCCTACAATGAGCTTGAACATTCTTCGATTCCCAAGCTTTCAGTCATGTTCAATGCTTCCGATGGATATCAGACAAAAGTATAGCGAAAAGTTACAAACCTGGCTTGATAATCAAATCCAATTAAATGAGCGTACCAAAGACGGCATGCCAATTCTTATGAGCATTGAGCGTGAACAGACTCAACGCCTTATTGATTATCTTGACATTATCAAGACTCCTCACAAGAACGTTAAAGATCCAGAACAGAACATGAGAGACTTCAAGCAGTTCTATAGTCAGTATGATATTCGTAGAGCAAAGAACTTTAGAGAGACTTTCCCTCCTGAGTTTGTTGAATGGTATGATAGTATTGATACAGAAGTTCCATCTAGTGCCGAAGTTATTACTGGCAACTATCGTGAGGGTATGGATCTTGTACCCGAACATCCACCAGAAGACCCAAGCAAGGAAGAATTTATTAATCCGGATCTACTATGACAGACAAAATAATACCAATTTGGGGCAATGACGCTAAGCCTGCGCCCGACAGCCCCAATAAGGTATTCTGCATGGCACCATGGACTCATACTTATATCAGTCCTCAGAGCGAACGCAGATTGTGTTGTGCTAGTAGAGAAGAACATAGTTTTCAAAAGCAATATATTGATAGTTCAAATGATGAGAAGTATGGCAAAGTCACTGATAGTAAAACATCAGTAGATGAATATAAACCACTAAGTCTCAAAGAACATTGGAATAGTCCTTATATGAAAGACATTCGTGTAAAGCTTATGAAGGGTGAAGAAATCCCTCAATGCGATGTCTGTAATAAGAATCTATTGATGGAAGGTCATAGCTATCGCGGATGGTTTACTGGGTCTTTATTTAAAGACAAGATTCAGGAAGCTTTTGACAAGACTGATGATACTGGCCATACGACAATGGAGCCTATTAGTTTTGACTATCGTATTAGTAACTTATGCAACTTTAAATGTCGTATGTGCGGAGAGCAATTAAGTTCAAGTTGGGAATCTGAAAAGAGAATGAACAACGCATGGAGCCCTGAAAATCAACCCTTCATGGTTCCGGAAATTAAAGCAGCAATGGAAAACTTTCAGCAGGAAGTTGTCGAACCAGAGCTACGTGATGCTATCAGTAGAGGCATCGTAGAAGAAATCTATTGGGTAGGTGGCGAACCACTGATGTACGATGTACACTGGTGGGCATTACAAGAAATGACTGAGAACGGTAGCGCAAAAGATTGCTATCTACGTTATAACAGTAATCTTAGCAGAGTGCAGTTTGGTAACAAGAACTTATATGAGTTCTTGCCACAGTTTAAAGACTGGATGATGTGCGCTAGTATCGATGGCACCGGTGAGATTGTTGAGTATATTAGATCAGGAATTAAATGGGATCAGTGGCTTGAAAACTTTAAGCAAGGCTGTGAGCTACCAAACGGTAGAAGCAAAATGATACTTGACCTTACTATCACTGCCCCCGGCATGTTTAGTATCAAAGACTTGTTTGACCTTAGTAACGAACTTGGTGTCAAGATTGAAACTAAGATTACATTTGCGTTTCACCCTGACATTATGTGGAGTCCAACATCTTGGCCACGTGAAGTACTTGATGAATTTGTAGATGACTTATTAGAGTATATTAGACCTAGAGCAGATGAGTGGCGTCATGGTACATTGATTGCTAACTTAGAAGCACTAAAGCATAGTCGCAATACACACGAAGAAGAATGGCCTGACAAGTATAAGCAAGCTGCAAAGAATGGCAAAAACTGGGTTATCTTCCTCGAAAAGATTCGTAAGAGTAAGTTAACACTTAGAGATATCTACAGCAGAAATCCTAAGCTACTTGAGTGGTGGGACAACATCTAATGAGCGATAGCTTCTGCGTACTACCCTGGATACATTTAGCCACACATCCTAATGGTGGTTGTAGCCTGTGTTGCAGAAGCAACCACACGGATGCTGTTAGCTGGGCTAAGAAAGATGACAGCCAAAGCCTAGTACTGCTAGACAATGATAGCTTAGATGACATTATTAACAGTAAGAAGTTCGTAGAGGTTCGTCAAGCAATGCTTGATGGTAAACGCACCGATGAATGTGAAGGCTGCTGGTACGATGAAGATAATGGTATCAAGAGCAAGCGTCAATATGAAAACGAACGTTGGGCCCACATTATTGATGAGCTAGAAAAGTCTGCTCATATCAAACGACCCAACTATCGTTATATCGAATTACGTTTGGGTAATATCTGTAACAATGCCTGCTTGACTTGCAACAGTTATAGCAGTAGCAGATGGTATCCAGACGAAAAAAAGATTGCTAAGGACTTGCCTTGGTTCAATCTACGTCCAATGGAAAACTTTAAATGGTTCGAAAAGCCTGAGTTCTATGATGCACTTACACTGTATAGTGAAGGCGTAGAAGAAATCTATATTAATGGTGGCGAGCCTACATTAATTAAAGCACACTTCCGTTACTTAGAAAATCTTATTAATAATGGTACAGCAAGCAAAGTACATCTTGTTTATAGTTTAAACATGATGGATATTCCTGACAATTTAATTGAGTTGTGGAAGAGCTTTAAGCAAGTAACAGTCAATGCTAGTATTGATGACTATGCAGAGCGTAACTATTATATTCGCTATCCTACTAAATGGGATGAAACACTAGCATCAATTGACAAGTTAAACGATGTGCCTAATGTTTATTGGCATGTTACACAGACTGTTAGTATCTTTAATGTGTTTAATCTTGATGAATTAAGTGACTGGCTCTATACAAATTATGAAAAGCGCCCACATCATAATTATGTACTGTATCCAGACTACTTAAGCTTTGCAGTTCTGCCCGAACACATTAAAGAACAGCTACGCACAATGTATGGTAACAGTCTGCCCGAACATCAACGTACTGATTTGTTAGCAAAACTTAATATTGATTTTGACCCTGCGCTATTGGAAAAGGCTAAGCAATTTATTAATTCGATTGACAAAGTTCGCAAACTGAGTTATAATGATTATTTACCGGAGCTAAGTAAGTTCATATGACCGACATACCAGCAGATATCAAGCACAGCTTTTGTGCGGCTAAGTGGCTAATGGTTACTATGCACTTTGGTATGGGTGAGAATCATAGCTGCTATCACCCTCCGATTCATCGCTGGGACCCAGACGATGTAAAGCGCAAGCCCGATATGCTGCACAACACTACGCACAAGATTGAACAACGTAGGCAAATGATGAATGGCGAACGCCCATCAGAATGTTATTACTGCTTTAACATGGAAGACATCAATCCAAATGCAGTGAGTGATAGAAAGCGTTTCACTAACGAGCCTTGGGCTATTGAGCGTAGACAAGAGATACTTAATAATCCTTTCAATAAGCCAATTAATCCTGCATACATGGAAGTTAGCTTTGCTAACACTTGCAACTTTGCGTGTAGCTATTGCAGTCCTGGACAAAGCTCACGTTGGGAACAAGAGATTCGCAGACTAGGAAGCTATCCAGTAGATGACCATACCGTGCATAAAGACAAGATGCACGACATGATTCCAGAAGATAATAATGTTTACATTGATGCATTCTGGGAATGGTTACCCGACGCATATAAAGATTTAAGATATCTACGTATTACGGGTGGCGAACCATTAGCAACAAAGAACTTTATGAAGTTGCTTGACTATGTTTCTAACAACGCTAACCCTAATCTTACGTTAGTTGTTAACACTAATCTATGTGTTCCTAAGATGAATCTTGATTTATTCTTTGAGAAGGCTACTGCATTGCAGAAGGCTAACACTATCAAGGGTCTTGAAGTCTACACTAGTATCGATACCTGGGGCCCGCAAGCTGAATATATCAGAGACGGATTAAGCGTAGAGACATGGGAAAACACTGTACGAAAAGTATCTACTACATTTAATGTTCCTATTCGTATTATGGTTACATTTGGATTGATGAGTGTTTTTAACTTTAAGCACTTTATTCAAAAAGTAATTGACATGCGCAAAGATGGTATTGACATCATGTTTAATTGCTCTAGACTAGTTGATCCAAAACAGTTTGACTTGCGTATATTGCCAGACTATTGTGACAAGTATTTTGAAGACACTAATAATTTCATGAAGCGCCACGACAATACAATGCCTAATATCGAACGTGAGACTTGGCAGATGGTGTATGACTTCTGGAAGTCACGCAAAGAAACAATGACTGAAGAAGATAGAGAGTATCGCACTGACCAGTTTGCTAAGTTCGTGGGTGAGTATGATAAGCGCAGAGACAAGAACTTTCACGAAACGTTTCCGGAGTTAGAACAATGGATTTAACTCCATATAAAAACTGTTTAGCACTTACTAACAGTGTCTTTGTGGCTAACGAAGAAAAACCCTACAGACCATGCTGTTGGTTTAAAACTTACATTGACGCAACCGATATACATGACTATAGAAAACAGTTAGCAGAGATAGACTTAGAAAAAAGCTGCGACTATTGCATCCAACAAGATAAGGGCGGCGAATATAGTTATAGACAGCAATTCAACAATCCAAACGAGTTTATCATTACTGCTTCTATCGACAATATATGCAATCTAAAGTGTGTTACTTGCACACCTAATAACAGTACACAACTATTAGCAGAACGATTGAAATATGATGATAAGTTTGCACCAGAACATATTAAGAGGTTTGTTACTAATGTAGTTGCTAAGCAAACTCCTAAGAAGATATCATTCATTAAAGATGCGTTATCTACTTCACCGTTCAGCGAAATACGAATAGATATATTGGGTGGCGAGCCTCTTATTAATCCGGCTATATTTGATTTTTTTGATTGGTTAGCAGAACAACCGTATGCAAGCTCTCTAGCACTTAGTATTACTACAAATGGTACTACGTATACAGACAAGTTAGAGAAATATATTAGTATCTTTAAACGAGTAAATGTTCAGCTTAGCATCGATGGGTTAGGTGAAGAATTCGAGTATCTGAGATTTGGCGCATCATTCGAAACCTTAGGTAAAGTATGTGATTCTTTCTATGAATTGAGTGAAAAATATGACAATTTTCATATGGGTTGTCACTATACATTATCTTGGATGAATTGCTTGCGCTTTGCTGAATTCTTTAATTGGATGTATACAAGATACCCAAATCTTAATGATCTATATGTAAGTAAGTTACAGTCTCCAGAGCCATACAGTATTGAATTATTAAGCCTAGCAATGCGAACCAAAGTATACGATGAAGTTGCTAGTAAGGTAAAACGAGCAAACACCGATGCATATAATAGAGCATTGTACTTGTACAAGGAACACATGCTGACTACTGCATTTGATACGCTTGACATAGATTTATTGCATTACGGTACTGTTCTACTACGTTTGACAGACTCTAAACGTGGAAATAGCCATAGACCTATTATTAACGATATTATAGATTTTTTAGATTTAGTAGATATTGATCCAAGACTAGCATATGTAAGTGAGAGTGCAGATGAACAGAACCATTAAAGACCTCCCCAAAACATTTTGCAGTGTCCCTTGGCTTCAAATTCATACCGAACCAGATGGCAAAGTGTTTCCGTGCTGCTATTACAGTCACGAGTCAGCGCACAATCTTGGCAATTGGAATAAAGAAAAAGTCGCTGACATCTTTAACGGCGAGAAATGGAATCATCTACGAAAAGATTTCTTAGATGGTAAGAGACCGGATGCTTGTACTCGCTGCTGGACAGAAGAGGATGCTGGCGTAATCAGTATGCGCCAAAGGTTTAACGAACGATATAGGGACTTCCCTGACGCTACAAATCAAAACGGTTATGACAAGTATAAAGACATTATTGAATTAGGAAACGATGACGGGTCTGTCAATGACATTAAGTTAGCAACAGTAGACTTAATCTTTAACAATTTATGTAATATGCGCTGTAGGTCATGCGGCCCAGGACTGAGTACTGGATGGATACAAGATGAAATTAAGTTAGGTAGAACGCCTATATCATTAGTAACTAATAGTACAGTAACACACTTGAAAGATGATTTAGTAGAACTGGCTAATATGATTGATCCATATACTGAAATTCACTTTAGTGGCGGCGAACCTATGATGCAAGAAGACCACTATCAATTTTTAGAGTTACTAATAAAGCTAAACAAAACTGATGTTAAGATTAGATATAATACTAACCTAACTACGTATAAGCTTAAGAATTATCATGCGTTTGAACTATTGCAAAAGTTTGATAATGTATTCATGGTCGGCAGTATAGACGCTATGGGTATTCAAGGCGAATATATTAGAAAAGGCTTTAGCTGGGAAGGTGCATTAGACTGGATTAAGACTTGTAAAGAGTACTTGCCAAACATTGACTACGGTATTAGTTCAGTATTCCAAATATTAAATGCTTCCGCAGCAGTTGACTTACATAGATATATGTGTGAAGATGATTTATTTAGAAGAAAAGATGGTTCAAACTTTGGCTTTTACCTAAATACATTGCATGAACCCCGCTGGCTTAGAGCATCTATTCTGCCGCCGGACTATAAAAAAGAAGTAACTGACAAAATCAACGCACATATTGACTGGCTAAACCAAACTCAAGTTAAAGACTTTCACTTTTACAAATTTATTGAACACTGGACAAGTGCTATTAATATGATGAACAGCGTAGATCAAACTCACTTGATTCCATATTTTTATAAGAAAACTTTAGAGCTAGATAATATTCGTGATGAATCGTTTGAAGAAATATTCCCGGAGTTACATGCACGGATGAAAATATATGACAGATAAGTTTAATCCAGTAGAACTAGCAAAGACTAGTAAAACGTTTTGCATCTTCCCGTGGATTCAGCAATATGTAGGGCCACCGGGCGATGTTAAGCCATGCTGTGTTTATAATAACTCAGATGAAATAGGTAGTCTCAAAGAGAATACCCTAAAAGAAATATGGAATAACGATAAGACAAAGCAAATGCGTCTTAACTTCCTTAATGGAATCGAAGAGCCTAGCTGTGATATTTGTAATCGTAGGACTGAGCTAGGACATGCTCATAGAAACGAATACAACAGAATGTTCTTTGAGCAAGACGAAGAAATACAAAAGGTCGTAGCCAATACCAATGCTGACGGGTCATTAGATGAGCATAAGCTATATTATATTGATGTCAGATACAACAACCTATGCAATCTAAGCTGCCGCAGTTGCGCCCCTCACTATAGTACGAGTTGGGTACTTGACCATCGTAAGCTTTACAATTTGCAAGAGAGACGAGATAAGGACGATGGCTTTCAGTTTCCGGGTAAGACAGACTCTCAAGCAATAGAAGAAATATTACCGCATCTTGCTACAGCTAAAATGGTATATTTTGCAGGTGGCGAACCATTAATGCAAAAAGAACATTATATGGTATTAGATAAGCTAATTGAATTGGGCAATACTGATTTAGAGATACGTTATAACACAAACTTTAGTGTATTGAAACTTAAAGGCTATGACAGTGTACTAGACTATTGGAAGAAATTCTCTAATGTGCATGTCTATGCAAGCTTAGACGGTAACCACAAAAAAGCTGAGTACTGGCGCAATGGCACAGTGTGGGAAACGGTAGTTGATAATCGAAAGAAGATGATTGAAGAATGTCCTCACGTAAACTTCATGATTGCATATACGCTGAGCTGGCCAAACAGTTTTAATCTAGTAGAGTTTCACAAAGAGTGGGTTGAACTGGGCTTGTTAAAGATTGACCATGTACTTGTAAATCCATTAGACACCCCGTTCTATTATTGCTTAAAGAACCTACCCGACTGGAAGAAAAGGCAAATCGAAGAAAAGTTACAAGAGGCGATTGACTGGTTAAAAACTGTTAACCCTACCTTCAGCGTTATAAGTATGTATGAGACTGCTATCAAGTTCATGTGGGACACCTCCGGTCAATATTATGATGGGGGTGACCAAAGCTTGCGAGAGTTTGACAAGATAACAACACGTTTGGATGATATTAGAGGGCAGAGCTTCTTTGATGTGTATCCAGAACATATGAATATTAAAAACTATATTATACAGAACGGTTTGGGTAGCTAATTGGACGAGAATAAATTAAACAAGCTCAAAGACCTAACAAGCCCTACCTTCTGCTTGGCTAAGTTTCACGAAGCCAGCATTTGGGTTTATAGCGGCAAGATTGCAAGCTGCCACTACACTCCCTTCTTGCAAGTTGGCGACACCGTAGATACATTCTATAATCCAGCCATAAAGCGTGAACATCAAAAAAGCATGTTGAAGGGCGAACAGCCCTCAGCGTGTGATAGCTGCTGGCGATACGAAAATCTAGGGTTACGCAGTGACCGTACTAAAAAGAGCTTGAGCTTTAAAGACCATTTAGATGCAGAAGACTACAAGAACCCTAATTATGTTTTCAAACCTAAGGCATTAGAGTTAGCATTCGACAACACTTGTAATCTAGCGTGTAGCTATTGCAGCCCGCAATTCAGCACTAAGTGGATTAATGATATCAGAGTGAACGGTGTTTATAAAGATATTATTACAGACGATAGAAGACACTATCAAAAAGATTTAAACGAACTTGACGAAATGATTGACCCTCCCAACATGAAACTGTTTTGGGAATGGTTTGATACGATTGCGTTAGGGCTTGAATCTATTCGAGTCAGCGGCGGCGAACCATTAATGCACGAAGAAGCATTTAAACTATTCGCATTGATGACTCAAATCAATCCAAATGTAGAGTGCGTGATTCACAGCAACCTATGTCAGAAGCCATTAGTAATGGATAGGTTCTTTGATAAGATTAAAGGTCTTACTAATCTAAGAATGAATATCAGTAACGAAAGCGCCGGCGAAGTCGCTGAGTTTATTCGTGAGGGTATGGTATACTCTGAGTGGCTACACAACGTGGAACGATTAGGCAATAGCACAGTTAGAGAGTTTAGTATTAGTACTACGGTTAGTGCCATTGCATTACAGTCACTGGATCAGATGTATTTGGACATCATTGATATACGCAGTAGAACTAGAGTAAAGCCTTATATCAGTATTAACATGGTGGATAAGCCAGAGTTTCAGGGCTTTGCTTGTTTAACTCGTGAAGAAAGAGATTTCTATATCGATAAGTACACTAGATTCTACGAAACAATCAAGGACAAGCTATTGCACGTAGAACATGAGCATTACAATAGGTTGTTAAAGTTTTTAGATGACGGCTTTGTTAGAGAGAATCAAGTAGAATTACGTGAGGACAGTGACAAGTTCTTTGAACAATATACTAATCGTAGAAACAAGCCAATTAATTTTGCCAAATTTATAGGAGTAAGGTAATGAAGATTGGTGTATTTGGGGATAGTTTTGCAGACAGATTCATGTACAGAGTAAACGGGGGAATCGCAGATGAAAGTTGGCTGCAATATCTAGAAGATCAAGGCCATCATGTTGAATGCTATGGCTTATCTTCTACTAGTACATGGTATTCCTTTGAACGTTTTTTGCCGCTGTACGAATATATGGATGCAATTGTATTTGTATACTCGCATCACAGTAGAGTGCATAGTATGCCAAAACAATATAGATTATTCGCTGGTTTTGCTGACCGTCCAATAGAAAATTTAACTGAAAATCATATGTACAAAAATTGTTCTAGTGAAGATCGAGAAAACATAATGACTATAGTTAAGGCTGCGAACCTAACTTCGAACCCAACCTTTAATCTATTTGTTCAGCACAAAATATTTGAAGAGGTTAATAAACTATGTCGTGAGAAAAACATCAAATTAGTAAACATACTACCGTTTGCAGATGAAGACTCTATAAAAGACTTTGAACTTAAATCAGCCCACGGAGACTGCTTATATGATTTAATACCAGTTGTGGACAAAGAAATGGAAATACAAAACGGTACGGATCCAAGGCAATGTCACTTGTCACTAGAGAACAATACTATATTAGGTAAAGTGATAGTCGAATCACTTAACAGTAATTCCCCAACGAATATTAACTTAAGTAAAGAAGTCAACTTTGTGTATAGTGAAGAAATAACTAATAGATATATAGCCCGAATTAATTTATTGGAAGCAATTAAATGAAAGTAATGTACGAAACCAAACATGTTAGACGATTGCATATTGAACTATCAAGTAAGTGCAACGCTAGCTGTCCCGCATGTAGTAGAAATTTTTCCGGAGGTTTAACTGTACCTGGCCTAGAAATGACAGAACTATCATTACAAGACATTCGGCGAATGGTTCCTGTAGAGATTGCAAGTAATTTAACAGGTATTAACTACTGCGGCAATTTGGGAGACCCTGGTACTGCCACTGACTTGATACCTGTACTACGATATTTTAGAGAACAAAGTCCTAATATTGTACAGCACGTTAGAACCAATGGTGGTATGAAGGGTGAAAAGTTTTGGACAGAGATGGGTGAGTTCTTTAGAGACCAGCCGCCGCCCAAAGATGACCATTTGTTTAATCGTGCGGGTGTTGTCTTTAGTGTAGACGGTTTGTCAGATACTAACCACATCTACCGTAGAGGGGTAATCTGGGATAAACTGTTTAGAAACATGAAAGCATATAGTAACACCGGTGCTAAAGCGGCCTGGGAGTTTTTAATATTCGAGCATAATCAGCATCAAGTCGAAGAAGCTAGACAGCTGGCAGCAGAACTAGGATTTGACTTCGTAATTAAAAATCCAATGGGCTTCGGAGAATACGAAGATACTACGCACGGTATACATGCTTATTCGAATGACGGCACATATGAGTATACTATTTGGCCGGCTAATTATACCGGCATTAAAGCTCCCCCGCCTTTTGGTCAAAAAGTTGATTTTAAGGCAATAGCAATTGAGCATGAAAATCCTATTACTGACTTTGCTAGAGAGCTAGAACAAAATTCTGAGATTAACTGCCGCGCTATTGAGCATAAAGAATCACAAGAAGTTTACATTTCTGCCACTGGCTACATGCTGCCTTGTTGTTTCTTGGGGGGAATCTTTGGTAACTTTAATAGCTCATATTCTCGTAAGCAGTTTAACACGATGATTACGGAATATGGACTTGAACACTTTGACCTCAAAAAGCAATCTATGCTAGATATTATTAACGGGCCACATTTCTCAAAGTTCTTTTTAGATGGATGGAAAGCAGAAAAGATTGAATGCGGTAAACTACTATACTGCTTAGAGATATGCGGACATCATTCTGCTATCGATAAGTTATATCATTCTAAACAATTAAGTAAATAATACAGAGACACAAACCAATGGATAGAAAACGAAAAGTCATTATTTTAGGTGATAGTTTTACATTCGGTCACGGTTGTACTGATAGAATGTTCTACTATGATCACAAACTTAAGGAGTTTGTAGGTAACTGGGACCCTTTAAGGGAACTTACTCATAGTATACATTGCTGGTCTGCCTTGTTACAAAAAGAATATCCAAATTTAGAAGTAGTAAACTTAGCTAAGTCTGGCCAATGCAACACGGCTATGTTCAGAAACCTAACAGATTTTATAACTAATAATAGTATAGCCGAAGATGATATCATATTATTGAATGGGACAAATCCTGATAGAATAGAAATAGCTTTGCCCGGACAGGATATGACACAATCCTGGGTATTAGGTTGTCAACCGCCAACTAGTTGGCAAAGAAGCACGGAGTTTAATCAGGCAAAAGAACTGTATATCAAAAACCTCTATAATGACCAAATTGGTTTTAATTATTCACTGTTGACCTTGCTGGGTACATATGGGTACGCAGTGACATATAAGACAAAGTTTGCATGGAGCTTCCCAAAAACAGCCAGTGCGCCTCAAGTGCAAGACCGCTCACCTCCTAACTTACTACCTCATATGATACAGCATATTACCAAATTCGATTTTTCAGGTAAATGGATTCACGGATTTAATCTTTCATGCAGGAGTATCGATAATCATGTCAATGATAAGGGTCACCTAATCTACTACGAAAAACAAATAAAACCCCTAATAGAAAAATTTCTAAATACATGATGAAAGAATTTCCAATCAAGAATGACGCTGCGTGTCTATACAAATGGACATGGAGCACACTGTTTTTAAACAGAGGAACCACTGCCAGTTGCCACCGAGGCTTTCACTGGAAGCTGGACGCAGATACATTAAAAGACTTTCATAATCATCCAGGTAAAATCGGTGACAGAGAAAAGATGCAGCAAGGCATTTGGCCTGGCAATGGTTGCGAATACTGTAGAGACGTAGAAGTTGCTGGCGGCGCAAGTGATAGAACATCATTCGTTAATAAGAGCATTGAGCTATTACCCCCTGAACTTGAAACCGATTTAACAGCGACTAGGATTACACCTAGACTGCTAGAAGTATATTTTAGTAACGTTTGTAATCAATCATGTGTCTATTGCTCCCCTGGATTTAGCAGTCAAATTGAACAAGAAGTTCGTAGATTTGGCAAAAGCGAATATAACTATGACTACAGTAACTTTGCTGCTGATGATAGAGAAAACTACGGTACATACGTAAAACTATTTTGGGAATGGATGCATGAAAATGCTCATAATCTATTAGTTCTAAACACGTTGGGTGGAGAACCACTGTATCAGAAAGAGTTCGAACAGCACATTGAATTTTTCTCTACGCATTACAATCCGAACTTAGTTTGGAAAATCTTTACTAATTTGAATCACGACCCGCAGGGCTTTAAAGACAAGCTTACTAGAGTTCAAAAGCTTGTTGCTGAGGGCAGAATCAAGAGACTTGACTTAACTGTTAGTATCGATTGCTGGGGCCCAGAGCTTGAATATGCTAGAACTGGTCTTGACCTAAAGCAAGCAGAAGAAAACATTATGACACTTCTACATACAGATGGTGTCGGAGCGCAATTCCACGCTACACTGACTGCGGTCACCTTACCTACATTCTATCAACTAGTAGAGCGTTTTGTAGAGTGGCACAAGATTAAGCCTGAGGCAAACATCAATTGGAATACTGTTGTAACTCCTAGATGCTTTGACCCATATAACTTTGGCAGTCATCTTATTCCATATGTTGCTAAAGCAATTGATGTACTAAAACCATACGGTGATAGGTATAAGACAGAACAAGATACATTGAACGGCATTATAAAGAAAATGGAATCAACTCCCGTAAGAGTTGAAGGGGTTAATAACTTATATGGTTTCTTAAACGATCTAGATAGACGTAGAAATCAAGATTGGAAATCTATCTTTCCTCAGATTGCAGAGATAGTTAATACTATAAATGGAGAGGCAAATGTTTAACTGGATAAAAAAAATCTATTATAAGATAAAGAGAGAAATTGCGTATAGAAAGCGTATCAAGGAACTACGCAAAAGAGATCCATTCATTTACAAGTGAGCTTTATGTTTTTTGATAAATTGAATCTATTAAAATCAAAGTCTTTAAGTGATATTACTGCATATGGTCCATATAAACACGATGCATTTGTACATGACATTGATTTCTTTGGACCCGATGATGTTACCTATGCTCATCTTTGGCCTTATGAACAGTTTAACTATTCATTAAATGCTAATGGTTATCGTGGTCCCGCATTTCCCACTGAGACTGATATTGCCGCATTTGGATGCAGCTTTACCTTTGGGACAGGTCTTCCGGACCATATATTATGGCATAAGGTGTTGTCCGATGAGTTGGGTAAGACTAGTATAAATTTTGGAGTACCGTCGGCTTCAATAGAAACTATCATTGATATATTTCTGATAGCATCGACTCATATAAAAATGAAAAGTGCTATCTTCTTATTCCCTCACTACACTCGAATGCAAATAGCAAAGAAACACCCGGTTAATGATAGAGTTGACTATCTTAATACTGATGTTAAGTGTGCCTCTGTTATTAACAAGGCGTATGGGTTAGAACCAGAGTATTTCTATAGAGGAATTCCGGAAGAAGAAATGTATAAAAGCTGCAAAAATAAGATTTATTTGTTAGAGCATATTGCTAAAGAGCGCGGGATCGATTTATATGTAAGCTCCTGGTCAGCAGATACATATAACTTGTTAAACGAGCTAGAGTTCGAGTCAGCTATATTATTACCTGAATGGTCATCTCCGTCGATGGAATTTGCCGATGCAGATAAAGCTAGAGATAACAAGCATCCCGGACCGAAACACCATGCACTGTGGGTAGACAAGATAAAAAGCTATATAAAATGAATTACGTAGGAATCAGTTGCGGCTTCCACGATGCTGCCTTAAGCGTCATTGATGACAGCGGCAACATACTTTTTGCTGGGCACAGTGAGCGGTACAGTATGAAGAAGCACGATAGCAAATTGTGTTCGGGTATAGTAGAAGACGCTAAGAATCATATCAATGATGAGTTCGAAGTTCATTATTATGAACGTCCTTATGTCAAAGCTGTTAGACAATTCTTTGCAGGACAAGAGCTTGGACCGTTCAACGTAGAAAAGATTATTGGTCGTTTCAATCTGCGTATGATAGAAAGCGTTAAACACATTCGTCAAGGTAAAGTAAAGACTCACAATCATCATCTTTGTCACGCAGCAGCAGGATTCCAGACGAGTCCATACGAAGATGCTACTGTAGTTGTGATTGACGCTATCGGTGAGCTAGACACAATTAGTATTTGGGATGCAACATATGATAAAACGGGTAAGGCAACGTATAAGAAGATTTGGGGGCGTAGATATCCTGACTCGATTGGTCTTTTTTATTCTGCGATGACAGCACGAGTGGGCTTGCGTCCACTAGATGAAGAATATATCCTCATGGGTATGGCTGCTTATGGGGAACCCCTATACAATGCTTCAATGAAACAATTGTTTAGTAACTTTGGCGCCATTATGCTAAAGGACAACTTGCATATCGGAGTAGATGATAATTTCCTTAGGGAAGCAGATGAAATGGATATTGCTGCATCTGCACAAGAAGTTGTAGAGCAGCTAATTGAAATAGTGATTAAGAAAGCTAAGAAGCTAGGGAAGAGTGAAAATATTGTGTATGGCGGAGGTGTTGCTCTCAACTGTCTTGCTAATAGATTGATTGGACAATACTATGAGAACATTTGGATCATGCCTAACCCAGGTGATGCGGGGAACAGTCTTGGGGCAGCAGCACTAGGTTATGGTAAGAAGCTCAACTGGACTAATGCTTTCTTAGGCTTTAACATTGACGGTGAATACCCGGTTGACAACATTTTAAAAGAGTTGTATACTAATAAGATGGTAGGTGTCGCTAGTGGCAGGGCAGAGTTTGGTCCTCGTGCATTAGGTAACCGTAGCCTACTAGCAGACCCTCGCGGGCCTGAGATTAAGGATAAAGTAAATGATATCAAAAGAAGACAGCAATTTAGACCATTTGCGCCCGTTATTTTGGAGGAGCTGGTTACTGATTATTTTGACATGCCTAGCGGCTGGAGTGACAGTAGGTATATGCAAGTCATCGCTACTTGTAGGCATCCTGACTTATTTCCTGCTATCGTTCACGCTGACGGGACTTCTCGTGTTCAGACTGTTGCGAATGATGGATCGGGCATCAGAAAACTCCTAGAAGTTTGGTACAAAGAAACAGGCTGTCCAATGTTACTCAATACATCGTTAAACATTCGCGGCGAACCAATGGTTAATGATAGGCGCAATGCCGATCGATTTGAAAAACTCTACGGAGTAAAAGTCTGCTCATAAGTAGATAGTATGTTGAGAGACGTTTTTTACTACGGCAGCAAGCCCAATGTTCACCCTAGAGAACAATTCGCAGAGAATCTAGCTGATGCTAGGTCAAAAGCCACTACGCATGACTTTTGGATTATCAATGAGTTCGGTGATTATCGAAACTTTGATTGGGACTTTGACTTTGAGTTACTACCCGACGAAGATGTATGGGCAGAAGATCACAACAACGTGTGGCCTAGTCAGCATCAAAAAGATTCTGGTACTTGGCTGTGTCCCAAAGAACACAGTGACCTAATTGTCTATCGCGGCGACGTAGATCCTGTCAAGAGAAAGAACGAGCAAACATCAAATTGGGTTCTGCTAGATAATATCGATGACACTAAGTTTGATTTTAGTTGGCACCCTGACCCTACTTCTCCTCCCTATATCTATAAATGGGGCTGCAAATTCTTTCCGGCAGAGTTGAAGCATGTACTAGAATATCACGTAGCAGGCGCCACGAATGAAAAGTACATGAATACTATTGCAGAATTGTTGCCTATTAATGACTGCTGGGTAGAACATGACTTGATTGACAAAATGAAGTTCGATATGTCATGGCGCCCAAACCCATTGGACCCTCCTTATATCTATGTGTGGGGTAACAAGTGGATTGATGCACAACTTAAACCCACATTAGAATATCATGCACCGAACGCTACTGAGCGCAAGTACATGCCAGAACTTATTCCTGTTCTTCCCGAATGGGACAAGTGGGTAGAAGTACAAGAGGTAGACAAGGCTAACTTTGATCTTACATGGCGCCCTGATCCAAGAGAACCAGCATACATTTATACTTGGGGAAATAAGTGGATCAACGCAGAAGAACGTCCCACACTACAGTATCATTGCGAAAATGCAACTGAGATAAAGTACATGGGCGACGATGTACCTGTTCTACCGGAGAAAGATAGATGGAAAGTTCTCAAATCAATTGATGTAACCAGCTTTGACTTTACATGGCGCCCTGACCCTAAAGAACCGAATCTGATCTATGTCTTCGGTAATGAATTGTATGATGCAGTTAAGATGCCTACCATCATGTATACTATGCCAAATAGTGATACTGTCAAGTATGTGGATGGCGTTACAGCTAAACTAGCGAGTGACCCTAGCTGCTATGAACATTTAGAAGATGCATACTTAAGCGACTATTCTTGGGTTCCTGACCCTGACGCACCACCTTATATCTATGCATGGGGTAATCAATGGAACAAACCAGAAGATAAAATTTCTATTCAATATGTTGTTCCCGGTGCAACTGAATATAGATACATGGAAGAACGTGCAGTACGTAAGCCGAATATTGCTAATTGGTTAATACCAAATGGCGTAAACACTGATACGTTTGACTTCTCTTGGGAACCTAACCCACACTCTGAACCCTATGTATATCAGTTCGGTACACAGTGGCAGAAGACACACGGCCCTAAGTATGTCGTACCAGGCGCTAGTGAAGTCAGCTATGTTAATGCTACATTTGCTACTCATCTTCCAAACAAGACTAGTTGGGTTATTCCTGATAACATAGATACATCTACGTTTGATTTCTCTTGGCACCCGGACGAACTATCTCCCCCATTCATCTATCAATTTGGTACTCAGTGGCAGAAGACAGGCGGTCCTAAATACGTAGTTGAAGGTGCAACTGAAACAAAATACATTGATGCAGTCAAAGCAACGATGCTTCCGAATTCGACAGGCTTTCATCTTGTTGGAACTAAGGCTATCAAAGAGTTTGACTACTCATGGCACCCAGACGAAACAGACGAACCTTATATCTATGTCTTCGGCAATCAGTGGTACTCAGCAGAAAAAGAACCAACAGTTGAGTATGTTGTAGAAGGTGCAACTGAACGAAAGTATATTAGCGATACTGTAGCACAATTGAGCAACGACATGACTAATTGGACAGTGCCAGCTAATGTAGACCAAACTAAGTTCGACTTCTCATGGTATCCAGACCCAGGCTCTCCTCCGTATATCTATGAGTTTGCTACTGCATGGAATGAACGCGGTGGTCCTGTGTATACTGTGTCCGGTGCAACTGAGTACAAGTATATCGAAGACATTAAAGCAGGTCTACTTCCCGATAAGACACACTGGGAGATTCCTACTGGGGTGGATAGCATTAAATTTGACTTCTCGTGGGTACCGCATCCAGAAGCTCCTCCCTATATCTATCAGTTTGCAACTAGACTAGATGATATTTGGGTTGATGATGGTCCTAAGTATCTTACTCCAGGACACGATGGGTTTGTAGTTAGACTAGAAAACTCGATTCTATACAAAGGTGAGATAGAGTATCCTAAGTATACAATCGAAACTACCCTAGAAGATTTGGTTAAGCAGCATCCTACTGAACAGTTTTGGGCGTTGAATAAGAACATCAACTATGATAATTTTGACTTTACTTGGAAGCCGGACAAAGAAAATTTGTTCAACGTTACTGTATTTGGTTCAACCGAAAGTGAACTAACTCATACATATTTTGTCAACGCAACTTATTACTTAGATGGTCATACTGACTTTAACTATGTCCAACCGAAAACAGAACTTGATTCTGAATATCTAGCTAGTATCTTTGTCAAACCAGATATGTTCTTTATCGATAGAAGTAATCCAGAATCTATTGCTAGATTTGAAGCACTAAGGGCGAAATTTGGTACAAGAATTCAAAAGACTCGCTATCTTAACTCATGGGTTGATACTATAACTCGCTGCGCCAAACGCTCTAATACTGAATTGCTTTGGGTTCTCAATAGTGAACTAGACTATAGTGACTTTAACTTTGAATACTATCCTAACCCCTGGCAGATGAAGATGGTTCAAGTGTTTGGCACTCAGTGGTCACACTGGGGAACTACGTTCATGGTCAACCGCGAAACATTTGCGGAAGATACAAAATACATTAAGATAATCGAACATCTTTCAAATCTCAACTTTGTCAAATCAGTAAAGGCTACTGCGACTAATTGCGTGTATGATGTAGTGGTCATCGACCATGGGAACAAAGAAACAGCTAATATTCGTAATCAACTTGAGAGTAAGATCAATAGGAACAACATCACTGTTGTCAATTATGACAATAGTTACTTAAACACTATAAGAAATGTTCTTGCAAATCTTTCAACAAAGAAGGAACATTACATTTGGATATGCTCTAGTGTTTGCGACTATAGCAACTTTGACTTCACGTATATCTGCGATCCATTTACTAGAGAGAACTTACACGTATTCCCTAGTGGTAAGCAAAAGTTCGGCGATACATTCCTAATCGATGTAAACAAGACTAGAGAACTAATCAATGAGATTACAGAACTCGGAGAATATGATCAAGTCAATTACAATCAAGCTATGAAAGTAAATCGACTTGAAGCTCCAAAGTTAATTACAGAACATGATACGTTAGTGGATGCAATAAAGAATTCTATTCTTGACATTGACTTTCCTTATGCTACCTTGATGACAGTTGATAATACTGACCTTGAAGAAACAGAGTACGAACCACTAAATCTATGGTCGAATGATACTAAGAACATAATTATTACCACTACCGGTGCAACAAGAGTTATTATCCCTAAGCAGGCTAAAGACTATATTGATTACGAACTATACGACTACCCTTACATCAAACGTGCGCCCAAACTAGTAAAATCAAATCCGCTAGACATTGTATTCTTGAGCAACGGAGAAACCGGAGCAGAAGAAAACTATGAACATCTATTGAAAGTTACTGCAAACTTACCAAATAGGGTAGTAAGAGTAGACGGAGTAAATGGTAGAGCAGCAGCTTATCATGCAGCAGCAGAAGCAAGCAATACGCCCTGGTTCTTCACTGTGTTTGCTAAACTAGAAGTCAGTAGCAAGTTTGATTGGAGTTGGCAACCTGACAGAATGCAGATACCCAAGCACTACATCTTTCACGCAAAGAATCCTGTTAATAGTTTAATATATGGGCACCAAGCTATGATTGCTTATAATAAGAAATTGACGTTGGGTAACGAGGGTAAGGGTCTAGACTTTACATTAGACAATCATCACGAAGTAGTGCCATTGATCTCCGGCACTGCACGTTATAACACTGACAGTTTCTCAACATGGCGTACTGCTTTTAGAGAAGCAATTAAGTTAAGGATGGGCAATGATGATGATTCCCGCGAACGCCTTGAAGCATGGCTTACCAAAGGCGAGGGTGAGTTCGCAGAATATAGTATCAAGGGCGCACAAGACGCTATGACCTATTATGATGAGGTCAACGGGGACTTTGACAAACTAAAACTAAGCTATGAGTGGGTTTGGCTCAGAGAAAAATTTGACCAAAGCTAACATAAATCGGTTGACATTAGTAAAAAAGATAAGTATAGTAGATAATATAGCTAAAGGAGGCTACTATGAAGAAGATTGTTTCACTTATTACAATGGCTGCAATGCTTGCCGTCTCTACTCCGGCTGTTGCCAACGGACGACACAATGATAATCGTTGGGGCGTAGACAGCAATCGTAACAGCCCTTATCACGGTAGGCATCATCGTCGTGACCGCAGCGTAAGTACTGAAGGTGCAATTGCAATCGGTATTGGAGCTTTGATTTTGGGCGCTGCTATTGCAAATAATAATCGCAATCGTCAGGTTGTCGAGCGATACGAGTATCCGCAGCAGCGTCGCCAGCCACAACAAGTGTGTCAGGATGTTATCAGATACGACACATATACCGGCGAACCTTACGTAGCTGGCCGTAACTGCTGGTATCAATAATGAAGCGTCCCGCTAAACATGAAATTGGAAGACTTGATCGCTGGATAAAGTATTTTCATGGTTCTGTTCTTACCCAAGAGCAGATTAAAGAACGAGCAAATCAATTGACTCGTGCAGGAAAAGACCCTGGTACAGTATAATATGGTGGTTTGTAGTTGCCGAGATATTAGAGACTCGCAGTACAACAATAAGGAAGAACTTATTGCTCGGCTGCTACAAGACGATTATTGTTGTGGTACATGCATCGAAGATTTATCACCTTGTACAAAAAAATGTCTTGACAACGTAGACTAAACCGTATATAAATAGATTATCAGTTGATGACAATCAACAGTAAAGGCGGAAAGACCGGGGTTCGACTCCCCGCACCTCCACCATAGATACATTTGCCCTGAGTGGCTCGGATATTGCTATAGCAACCGAATAACTGAAAAGTGTATCTATGATGGGGGTGACCTGGATATCGATTTTCGTATAATAGGGCGGTTCGAGACTGATTGACTGGCAAAGTGCCGCAAAACGTAAATGCAAACGATAACAATGCATATGAAGGTCTTGCGCTAGCCGCATGATTTTTCGGGGTATGGGCACCGCCTAGCAACAGAAAGGGCCCACTCTACTCTCACACTGTATAAATACAACATGGACATTAATGAACTCGAATCATTTAACATGGCAGATGCGGTAGCGTTTCACGAGGAACTGAACCCAAAACTTTGGGAAAACGAAAAGCTTGACCCAGAAGTCCGTGATCAATTACTATTGATTGCAGAAGACTTTGTAGAATATTTGGGTATTAGCAATCTTAAAGTTAGAGACGTTACTCTTAGCGGAAGTAATGCTGCCTATTCATACACTCCTCATAGTGATTTAGACTTACACGTACTAGTAGACTTTAATGAACTACCAAACAATGAAGTGTATCAAGAACTATTCACTGCTAAGAAAACACTATATAACGATGCCCATGACATTACAGTGCGTGATGTTCCTGTAGAATTATATGTGCAGGATACTAATAATCCGGTGCAATCTTTAGGCGAATACAGTATTGTGCATGACAAGTGGATTCGTATTCCTAAAAAGCGTAGAGCAAACTTTGATCAAGCTGCTACTAAGTTAAAGTATGAGAAGCTAGGCGAACTTATTGAACTTGCATTGAAGTCAAAAGACCCTAAAAGAGTCAATGATACTATTGCACTTGTCAAGCGTTATCGCAAATCTGGATTAGATAAAGCAGGCGAGTTTGGTCCTGAGAATCTAGCATACAAAGCAGTTAGAAAACAGGGTCTAGTACAAGCCCTACATGACCTTAAAGTACAATTACATACTGAAAAACTAAGCATTGAGGAATCGAACGACGAGAAGGAAGCAACACTAAAGATTCAGAAACATTTGAATAAGAAGTATGGCGCTAACCTTGACCTTGATGGTAAATTAGGTCCGCTGACTCTTAAATCAATCAACAAGTTTATGCCTAAAGCAAAGACTGGATTAGCTGATGAGCCTAACAAGACAACAGCCGTGCAGGGTAAGAAGCTAAAAGAAGCCAAGATTGCCGAAGCTGAAAGTGATGTTTCAAAAGCAAGCGTTGTTCAATTCAAAACTTTGCCAGGCCCCGGAAAACCTAGGCATTCGTTTAGAGTTGTTTATGATGGGAAAGTTATTGCCTACGGTGAAGTAGAAAAAGATTCAGTTCACGATGATGAACACGGAGCCTCTGTACAAGAGATTGTTGTCCATAATAAGTATCGCCGTATGGGAATTGCTAGTAAAATTTATAGTGCTATTGAACGTAAGTTCGGCTATAAATTACATCCTTCCGACGATGTTAGACCTGATGGACAAGAGTTCTGGAAAGCTAGAAGCAATATAGATGAAGCCTCAGGTTACATTCCATCAGCAAAAGAAAAGAACGATCCTCGCTTCAAGACTGCCCTCACTGTAGATGTAAAGCCAGACGCAATCAAGAAGAACGCTAAGGCATTCGGCTTCAAGACTTCCAGAGCAGGCATTCCTCCCCAAGCACGGGCAGACGGTAAGATTGCAGAAGACCTAATGCGAGAGTTTAAAACTTTTTTAGGTGAGCAGCAGGAAGAAATGTTTCCGGGCTATGATGAACAGCACAGAGAAAAGCGTTTAGGCAATTGGTTAGCTAAGTCTTGGGGTGTCCAGAACGGCAAGCCACAGACATTCTATCACGCTACAACCAAAGACTTCGACACATTCAATACTAGTGGAACAGGCTTCGCTAGTGCGCTAGGAATGGCATATGAAGTAGAGCGTCACGGTTCTTTCTTCGCAGTGGACCCAAAGTTTGCTGAAAGCTTCATTGAAGACCCTAACACAGGCAGAGTCAAAGAAGGCGGCAGAATTCTTCCGGTTCACTTATCAATACAATCCCCAATTGATTTGCGTGACGATGCACTATCAAGAATGCTGAGTGACGAAGAAACCGCAGACGAATTCAAAGCTAACGGCATTGACCTCCGTTCAGTCTATAATCACTTTTATGAACTTGAACGATGGGAACTGTTTGACGGTCCCGAAGGCGCGGAGTTTATTGATAACCTACAGAAGCTAGGCTTTGATGGGGCAATCATCAACGAAGCAATACCCAACGATAGCAATGCTAAGTCCGGTCAAGTCTGGGTAGCTTTCAATCCTAGTCAGGTCAAGTCTGTTCACAATCGTGGATCGTTCTCTCCTGACGACCCAAGGCTAACTAAAGAAAGCGGTTGACATATGCCCAAAACTACTGTAGTGTGATAATATGGATAGAACGTTTAACACTGCAATAGAAGCTAGGGACATCATCGGTGACCTACGCATACAACTAAAGCGTCTTCCATACAATCCTGACCTGCTAAAACTTTGCAACAACATCGGCGTAATGAATTCCGATCTTAGCCGACTTGAAGTTGAAGCTAGGCAGACTCACCGGGCCCATAAGCTTGACGCACATAAGGAAAATATGATTAAGGCTATCAAGCACCTTGAGCATCTTATCCTTATGGCAAAACTGATGGCATAAAAAAATATCCACTAAGGCGAAAAAGTGGTTGACAATCCCCTCACAATGTCGTATAACAAGATATAGAGAGCAAGAAAGCAAACACTCTCTACGTTGTTTAATTTAGGAGCTAAAATTATGTCTCAGATTTCAGATAATCTCACTATCACTTCAATTCAAGCCCGCAAGGCGATGCTTACTGCATTTAAGGTAAAGCGTCCTGTCTTTCTTTGGGGCCCTCCCGGCATCGGTAAGTCCGAATGCGTTCAAGATATCACTGACGAACTCGGTGGTTACATGGTCGATTTGCGTATGGCGCAGATGGAACCAACTGACATTCGCGGTATCCCTTACTTCAATAAGGAAATCGGTAAGATGGATTGGGCCGAGCCTGTCGATCTTCCTAGCGAAGAACTCGCTGCACAGTACCCGATTGTTGTTCTCTTCCTTGACGAAATGAACTCCGCTCCCCCTGCTGTTCAGGCTGCTGGTTATCAGCTTATTCTGAACCGTCGTGTTGGTAAGTACAAGTTGCCTGATAACGTTGTTATCGTTGCTGCTGGTAACCGCGATAGCGACAAGGGTGTTACGTATCGTATGCCGATGCCGCTTGCTAACCGTTTCGTTCACATTGAAATGCGTCCTGACTTCAACTCTTGGCAGATTTGGGCTGTTAACAAGGGCATTCACAAGGATGTTGTTGGTTATCTCTCGTTCGCTAAGCAGGACATCTACGACTTTGATGCTAAGTCTTCGAGCCGCGCATTCGCTACTCCGCGTTCGTGGACGTTCGTGAGCGACTTGCTTACTGATGAAGATAATGTTGATAACGATACATTGTTCAATCTTGTTGCAGGTGCAGTCGGTGACGGTCTTGCTACGAAGTTCATGGCACACCGTAAGGTTGCTGGTAAGATGCCGAATCCTGCTGACATTCTTGAAGGCAAGGTCAAGGAGCTTAACGTCAAGGAAATCTCTGCGATGTACTCGCTGACGATTTCTATGTGCTATGAGTTGAAGGACGCTATCGACAACAAGCGTGTTGATAACAAGAAGTTCCACGAAATGGCTGGCAACTTCTTTGAATACATGATGAAGAACTTCGAAACGGAGTTGGTTGTCATGGGCGCTAAGATTGCTCTCAAGACTTACAAGCTTCCAATTGAGCCTTCGCAGCTTAACAACTTCGATGAATTCTACAAGAAGTACGGCAAGTACATTGTAGACGCTGGCAACTAAGTCAGCAGCTCCTGGGGGAAGGTTAGAGACAGCCTTCCCCCACCCTCTTTATGTCTCATTCAAAGGATCCTTTTATGGCTAAGCCAATATTTAAATACACCACCGAGCAACAGCATCTTCGTAATTGCCAACAGCGGATCAACGGATTGACCGTCAGTGTTAATATGGGCAAACCGTATCAAACAGAACTTAATCGCATGATTGCTGCTCGTGCAGACATTATAACACGAATTCCCGAAGCTGAACTTGCTGCAATGCAGGCTCACGAAAATCGTGTATTGACTGTTGCAGAAAAGGCAGCAGAAGCTAAGGCACTAGTCGAAGCAATGTCTGCAAATCGTGAAAAATCTTCAATTTAGGCTTGACATTGGTTCCCTTTTGCGTTATAGTGAAGATATAATCAATCGAAGGAGTTTTTATGACAGGTATCACGACTGCTGACAAGCGCAAGTCTAAGCGTTCACGCAGCAAAAAGTTTGAAAATCTTGTTGGTCCTACTGACCCGCGTGTTGACCATGATGCTCGTGAGCGATTGATTACTGCCCGTATCGGTCTATTGCTTAAGCATGCCTTCTTCGGTAACCTCGCTACTCGTCTCCAACTTATCAATGCTGATGATTGGTTGACTACTGCTGCTACTGACGGTCTTAAGCTGTACTACAACAGTCGTTTTATCATGATGCTCAAGCCGAAGGAAGTTGAATTCCTCGTTGCTCATGAAGTTATGCACGTTGTTTACGATCACATTGGTCGTCGTATTGACCGTGACCCCGAAATCTGGAACATTGCTAACGACTACACTGTAAACGCTGACCTTAAGAAGCACAAAGTCGGTGAGTTCATCACGACGGTTCCTTGCTTGTACGAAAAGAAGTACGAGAACTGGACTTCGGAAGATATCTATGATGATTTGATGAAGAATGTTCAGTATATCGATATTGATGACCTTCTTGACCAAATGCTTGATGACCATCTTGATGGTGAAGGTGACGATAGCGAAGACGGTGACGGCAACGAAGACCGCAAGGGTAAGGGTCGTCCTAAGATGTCCGAAGCCGAGCGTGAAGCTATGCGTCAGGAAGTCAAGCAGGCTATTCTGAATGCTGCACAACAGGCAGAAGCAGGTTCAATGCCCGCAGGGGTTGAACGTCTTATCAAGCAGATGACTGACCCTGTCATGCCCTGGCGTGAACTTATCCAGACTAATCTGACCTCTGCTATCAAGTCTGATTACACTTGGATGCGTCCTTCTCGTCGCTCGTGGCACATGGATGCTATCATGCCCGGTATGAACCCCGGTGAAGAAATCGATGTTGATATCTATATCGACATGTCGGGTTCTATCAGCAACAAGCAGGGTATGCAGTTCCTTAGTGAAGTTGCTGGTATGATGGATGCATTCGATGGTTACAATCTCCGTGTCACTAGCTTCGATACTAAGTGCTACAACACTCAGGAATTCTCTAACGAGAATATGGAGCGCATTGAAGAATACGAATTGCACGGCGGTGGCGGTACCGACTTCGATTGCATCTTTGATGACCTCAAGGAAGCTGGTCGTGTTCCCAATCGGTTGATTGTCTTCACTGACGGTTACCCGTTCGGTAGCTGGGGTGACGCTGATTACTGTGATACGACTTGGGTTATTCACGGTGACCCGAACCCCAATCCCCCGTTCGGTGTATATGCGATTTACGATGACCATCGTAAAAAGTGATCTAGAACCCGTTTCGGAGACTCGTTACATATATGAGTCTCCAAACGGGGGAAAGACCGTTTACGCTAGAGAAATTGGTTCAGATAAGAGAGTTATCGTGAAACAGGATCCTTCCATTATTGAACGTCAACAGACAGCTATGAGGTCCAATCGGCTACTGACTATACTAAAGAAGTCACAAACCGATACTACGCTCAAGGATGCTCTAGAGGCGCTTGAAGCACTATATATCATTAAGTACGGCGATGCTAAAGACAATTGAAGATATCAACCTACATACTTGGTTCATGAACCGAGAATTAGACTTTGCCCCTAGTCATTTTGTGGGTTCTAACACACCTATAACTGATGAATCTAAGATTTGGATTCAAGAGAAGTTGTCCGGTCGATATGCTATGGCTTCTATAGAAAATGCTTTTCTAGAGTACGCTCCCTCATTTGAAGACCCTAAGGAAGCATTGTTCTACGAACTTACTTGGGGATGAAACCCATACGTATCAGTTCTGGTACGGGAAAGACCCCACAGGAAGTGTTGAAATGGCTTGACGCCAATATTGGTAAATCCAATTACAGAAACACTACTGATATTGTAGGCACGGAGTATATTGGGCAAGGCTGGTCTGCTCATTGGAATCATTACGGACATTATGGTTGGTTCCTAGATGTAAAATTCAATGACCCAAAACATGCCGCATTCTTCACTCTACGCTGGAAATAAAATATTCTATAGCTATTTTCCAATTAAATACTTGTGCTAAATCACAAGGAGAAAAGCAAATGGCTTTTACAAGACACGTTGGAAAACATGGAGACCGCAAAGTTGCAGTCGTATTCCGTGAAGTTCCAGGCGAACCGCACATGGCATTGGTCGTGTACACAGAAATTTTAAACCGAACTATCCATGATCCACTGGTTCAGTGCATTGAAAGTGATATCGGACAGAATAGCGAAGACCTCGCTCTTGCACTTAACCGCTCATATACCACTGATGGTCAAATAATTCTTCAAAAACTTCACGCTGAAGGCATGTTGAAGAAGGTTCAGACCGAATTGATTGTTATGACACCTCAGCCTAATACAAGAATCAAGTTGAATGAACTTAACAAGATTCTTGATCAAATGAAGATGGGTGAAGATGCAGTTAAGAAGTTAGCTGAAATGGACAACCAATTGGGTATGCAGGATCCAATGGCAGTCGCAAGACGTATGCGTGGCGATAAGGATGCATTCACCCCTGAAACTATTCCGGGAAATAAACAGGCACCGACTGGTATCGATGCATCTGGTGATTTGTTAGGTGACACTACCCTTGCTAATAATCTTCGTCAACAGGCTTTAAGAATGGCAGCAGAAGCTAAAGGTCTGCTAGCGGAGTCAGAAAGAATGTTGAGTCAAGCAGATACATTAGCACCTAGTGCAGCAGCTACCACCGCAGTCGGAGTTCCATCTAAGAAGACAAGAGGGCGTCCTAAGAAAACTGTATCAGTTGCTTAAATTTAGTAAGGATTAATGAATGTCACCCGAGTTTATCCAGAAGTGGGAAAACTTATTACAGGATGTTGACAAGCAAAAAGTACCAATTGAATTTATCAAAAAGATAATTCTTAGGCTTCAAGGTAAAAGACAACGTACTATTAATATTGAAAAATTGTTAGATCAGGGACTAGATCCGGATCATGTTGAAGATATTATTAGTAGAAAGATTATTGACCTTGATGACGAAGTTATCGGAATTGAATTTTTACTTAATGTTCAAAGCATTGCAGATGTAGTGCAACCAGAAACAGACAAATTACTGAATGGACTATGAAATTAATATTAGCATGTGACCCTAACGGGGGAATAGGCTATCAAAACAAGTTGCCCTGGACTAACGTCCGGGGCGATTTGCCAAGATTTAAACGCTTAACTGACGGGCAAAACGTCATTATGGGACGCAACACTTGGGATAGCTTACCAAAAAAACCACTTCCTGGCCGACTCAACTTTGTCGTATCTTCTAGTGAACTAGAAGCGGAACATCACAATGTAATTAGAGTGCCGGACATGGAATTCAATCAGCCCGATGATGTAGAATTTTGGATAATAGGTGGAGCCAGACTAGTTGAAACTTCTTGGAAAAACATAAACGAAATTCATTTAACCAAAGTATATGACCATTACGCTTGCGATACCTTCATAGATTTGCTATACATAGAACATAACTATGTAAGGACTTACAGTGAAATGTTTCCGGACCATACATATGAGATTTGGAAGAAAAAATGAAGCAATATCACGATTTACTTGAAGATATACTAAATAATGGCGAAGTCAAGGACGATAGAACCGGAGTTGGAACTATCAGCGTCTTTGGCCGTCAACTTAGATTTAATCTATCAGAGGGTTTCCCCGCTGTAACAACTAAGAAGTTAGCGTGGAAATCAGTAGTTAGTGAACTATTGTGGTTTATAGAAGGGAGCGGAGATGAGAGAAGACTTGCAGAAATTTTATACGGATCCAGAGATTCTGAACGTAGCACGATATGGACAGGAAACGCTCAAGCAGCTTATTGGACGCCAAAAGCGAGATATGACGGGGATTTGGGACGAGTATACGGTGTACAGTGGAGAGACTGGCGAGGAGTTGACCAACTCTCAAATCTAATTGAGGGCATCAAGAATGACCCTAACGGTCGTAGACATATCATCACTGCATGGAATGTAGATGAACTAGATAAGATGGCGTTGCCTCCCTGCCACGTTCTCGCACAGTTTTATGTTAGTAACGGTAAACTAAGCTGCCATATGTATCAGCGTAGCGTTGACGTATTCCTTGGCTTACCCTTCAACATCGCCAGCTATGCATTGCTTACTCATATGATTGCGCAGGTATGTGACCTAAAAGTAGGCGAACTTATCATTTCTACTGGTGACACTCATATCTACAGTAACCATATTGAACAAGTTAAAGAGCAGCTTTCACGAGAAGAATACCCATTACCTCTCCTTTTTCTTGATCCTAAGATAAAAAACATTGACAAATTTATAATGGATGATATACTGTTATTTGACTATCAGAGTCATGGAACTATTAAGGCTGATATGGCAGTATGAAAACAATTGTTGCTCATCGCTTCACCGTCGGAGACGTTGAAGACCCTGATATCTATGCTGCCGAACCTCTTTGGGAATGGCAGAATAGTGAAGCAGGTAAGTGGGCAATGGAAAATTGTACTGAAACTCCTAGTTGGCATCGTGATATAGATGCAGCTAGATTTGGCTATAGTTACCAAATAAGAATTACCTTAACCCCTAAGCAACTCGTATATTGGAAGTTGAAATATGACTAATAAAGAACAACGGCGCTTGCAACTTATTAACGACATGTGCCTGACTTTTAGGCATGATTACGGAATCACGCTTAGCGAAGATGATAGAATGTATACGCTTAACTCAGGAATGACCGAACTGGAACGAAAAGGATTTTTCAATACCATGTCGCAGGTTTTTGATCATCATATTGAACCTATTCTACAAGAGCGTGATGGTTTGATTAACGGTGACATGGTCCCTCTCCCTAAGAGTGAACAACAAGCTAAAGCTATGGTTCTACTAGCAGAACATTATTTGAAGAACACATGAGAATGTTAGTAACAGGTGGCCTAGGCTTTATTGGTCACAATGTGGTTTCTAAGTTAGAAGACTTAGGTCATGATGTTCTAATCATTGACAACATGACTGATTACGGTATCATTCCAAAAAATGAAATGGATTACCTACTAGACGAAAGAATCAAGAAGATTCGGTCGGTGTGTACTCCGCTACCCATTGAAAACAAGGATGCCATAGACAACATTTTTAAAAGCTTTAAGCCAAACGTTGTCATTCATTTAGCAAGTTTTCCCCGTCAGAAAGTAGTGAACAGCAACCCGTCATTCGGCGCCCGAGTAATGATAGAGGGCCTGTTGAATCTTTGCGAAGCTTCAAAACGCAACAACGTTGAGAAGTTTGTGTATGTGAGTAGTAGCATGGTCTATGGTGACTTTGCTGATGATGTAACAGAGGATGCTGAGTGTAAGCCTCAAGGTATGTACGGTATTATGAAACTAGCCGGTGAATGGCTAGTGAAAGATTATCATGACAGAGGGGCATTTGATTATACTGTCATACGTCCTAGTGCGGTGTACGGGCCTTGTGATGTAGAAGACCGTGTGGTGTCAAAGTTTCTTTTGGCAGCGTTACGTGACGAAACTATCATGGTAAATGGTTCGGAAGAAACGTTAGACTTTTCGTATGTTGGCGATGTGGCTGATGGCATTGTAGCAGCTACGTTGTCGCACAATACAGCCAACAAGTGCTATAACGTCACGAGAGGAGCTTCTAGGACACTATTAGAAGCAGCAGAGCTAGCAGTTAAAATTGCAGGCAAGGGTACAATTGAAGTTAGGGACAGGGATTCGTCCTTTCCTAGCAGGGGAGCATTGAATATTGATGCTGCTAGACAAGACTTTGATTTTGACCCTAAGGTTGATATAGAAGAAGGATTTCAAAGATACTATGAGTATCTTCGTAGTTCCCCATTTTGGAAGGATAAAATTAAATGAGCGATTTAGAAACTGCCTTAAAAACGCATGATTGGACTTTGGCTGGATATAAATCCAGAGTTAATGTAGACAAGTTGATGAAAGAAAATCCTGAACAATCATCGGCGCTATGGGAACAATATTGTCCGTGGTCTGATACTAACGGCGGATTACTTGAATGGTGGGCAAAAAATGATAATTCCGCATTTCGGCCTAGCAAGACAGTATAATAACCTTCAAGATGAGTTGCTAGACGCAACCCATGATGCCTTAAAGGAAGGGGTGCTGATTAATGGCCCCTACACTGCCGCATTAGAATCATGGCTATGTAATTACACAGGCTGTAAGTTTGCTACAGTCACTCACAGTGGAACTCATGCACTAGAATTTATCGCAGGCTATCATTACGATTTGTCATTTTTAGCAGGGGAAGAAGAACCACCGCGCATTCGCATTCCAAACTTAACTTTTCCCGCCACGTTGAATGCGTTTGTCAGTACAGGATGGGACGTTGAACTAGTTGACACGGACAATAACGGATTGTTTAAGTTTGATGATGACTATGAAGATGGTTTTAACAGTTACACCTGCTTTGTAGGATTGTATGGTGCTAGCCCAAATCGTAGCTTCTATTCTAATACAATCGTAGACGGTGCGCAGCACTGGTTAGCAGTAAACCAACATCAAGTCGGTGATGCTATGGCTATCAGTTTTGATCCTACTAAGAACTTACCGAGTAGCGGCAATGGCGGCGCAATAGTAACAAATGATCAATCACTGTATGATTGGGTAAATGTCATGAAGAACAATGGCAAGTTTGAACATTACTATCCCGGCACTAACAGTAAGATGAGTGAATTAGAATGCGCCCATTTGTTGGTTAGGTCCAAATATATTGATAGATGGCAAAATCGCAGAGAAAAAATACGAAATTACTACTTGGATAGATTTGAGGATTTGCCTTTTAGATGTCTCAGTGAACCTTTTGATAAACATGCCGATCAAAAGTTTGTTATCTACACCCAAACTCGAAATGAGCTACATGAGTATTTACACGGTAACAAAATTGAATCTAGGATTCATTATCCTCAGGCATTAAGTGAGTTACCTATTGCCAAAGATATTATCAAAAAGCCAGACATGATAAGCACCAGCATAGCATTGTCTCGCGGGGTGTTGAGTCTTCCTATCTATCCCGAACTTTCGGATAGTGAAGTAGAGGCGGTTGCAGACACGGTTTGTAAGTTTTTTGATAAATAATACGTTATGAACATTTACTGGATACTCACCCTTCTCCCCGTATGGATCATTCACTCAGTATTAGGACTGGGTGTACTAGGTCTATTGATTGCATTCTTTGTGCAACGCATTCCATTCGTCAAAACATATGGATATATGATTAAGATTGTGTCTTCAATCTTGTTAGTGTTGGGCCTATTCTTGCAAGGTGCATTAGCGTATAAAGAAAGCACTGCACTCGCAGTAGCAGAGCTTGAAGCTAAGTTAGCTAAAGCGGAAGCAAAATCACAGAAAACCAATGTAGAAATTGTTGAGAAGATCGTCACTGATACACAAGTCATTCGCACCAAAGGCAAGACTATTACTGAATATGTTGACCGCGAAGTTATCAAGTACGAAAACAAATGTCCACTTCCTACTGAGGTAATCCGCGCACACAATGCTGCTGCTACGATGGATCCTAGTAAGCTTGAAGGAGACAAGAAGTGAAGAAATTAATGCTTCTCCCGCTTGTTCTACTATCAGGTTGCAGTATTACAGCAGTTCCAGTAACACCTAATTTTCCAGAGGCTCCGGCAACATTACAAGAAAAATGTGCTGATTTAAAAGAAGTTGCTGAAGGTGCTTCACTCACAGAATTCACTAAAATAGTAGTAGAAAACTATATTCTATATCACGAATGCAAAGTCAAAGTTGAAGGCTGGAACGAGTGGTATACTAAGCAAAAAGCTATTTTTGAAGAAGCTACCAAAAAGTAATCTTGAGTCTAGTATGATAAATACTAGATAACAACGGAAGATTACTATGTCCACCCAAGAAATTATTAATATTGGTACACTACCTAACGATGGTGAAGGTGATCCGCTAAGAGTAGCGTTTGGCAAGATCAATAATAACTTCGCTAACCTTTTCCCTACCGCAATCAATACTAGCAGCTCCTACTCAGTTGGAGACGCTCCTGGACAATTGATATTTGAAACTGATGCTAACACATTTACCCTAGGCCAATTTTATGTATATGTCT